ATTAATGCTTTAAATAAGGTATCAGATGATAATCTTGACGCATATTTAATTCTTGGTAAACATCTTTCAATTTTGATGAAGCAAATTGAATTCAGTAAAGATGAAATTAAGAAGCTTTATGATATGCTGAAGAAAAATTTTGAAATCAAATCTGATCAGCGTTGTAAGCAAGATGACAGGACTCGCGATGACTTCCAGTTTTTGATTAAAACAAAGAATTGCGATAAAGTTGTTGTATGGGTAAATAAGATGGAACCTTTATTTAGCGATTACAATAACGGATATTATAATATTTTAATGTGCGGCGATATATTTTCTCTGGTCGAAAAGAATTTTGGCAAATTTGAAGACATGCTTGATGACCTCAAAAGCCGTATTGAAAAGTGCAAGTGTTAAAGCAGACTGAAATAAAATATTTCAAGAAAAAGGGTTGACGTTTGTCAATTCTTTTTTTATTTTAATAAAAAAGGAGTATCAATATGTACGAAGCACTTTTTAAAAGAATCAAATCAACCGACTTTCCACTGAAGTGTAGAGGCATGTATTATTTTAGTAAGGGTCGTCATGCCCATCAAGAACGTAAAGGCTCTGGTTTTCCATATTTTGTACACCCTCGTGGGGTTGCATACATCGTGATGGAACACGGCGGTACAGTTGACCAAATCAACGCGGCTTTTGCACATGACTTGCTGGAAGATACTGAAACTTCCTATCTTGAAATCATGTCTGTCGGTAATTCTGAGCATTGTGCTGATTTGTGCACTGAACTTAGGAATAACGAAATTCTTAAAGAAGAAATGGGCAAGGAAGCTTATATTAGCGAAAAACTGCTCGGAATGAGTGAAGAAGCTTTGCTTATTAAGCTCGCAGATATGGTCTATAATTCTTATGATCAGCCTGGTGAAAATGCTTTGAATAGAATGTATAAAAATGTTTGCAAACTTCTTCTGAAACGCGAGCTTAATAACAAATGCAGAGAACTTGCAAACTTGATTATTTTGGCTTAATATTTATTAAGGAGTATAAATGAAATCACAAACGTCAATTCAACAACTTTTGCGCTATAACAAATGGTATGAAAAGTGGTTGAAAAAGAACAAGAATATTAATAAGGGTTGACATGTATCAACCTTTTTTCTATATTATATAATATGGGAAAATTAGTCAAAATCGAAAAACTCTTACCGTTTACTAAAGAAGAAATCGCTCAGATTAAAAATGGATTTAGTCCTTCACTAGATGAATTGTGGTTTCCATATTCTGATATTGATCCGAAGGATTTAGATTGCTTCTATGAAAAAGATAAGCCTGAAGAAAATAAGAAGGTATACGTAAGCTATATCGGTAATCCTGCGCATTGGGATTGGATGATTGAAGACCGTATTAAGCTCGACAGCTATGACTATGGTTTTTGCGATAATGCTACTCAGGCTAGATTGTATGCACAAGAACAGATGAAGAACGATGACAGAGATTATTGCATTGTTCTTGAAGCATTTGATGCACAAGCTGATTATGGTGAAAAATTTTATTATGGAAATGGCCCTTATATCGGCAAAATTCCGCACCAGACAAAATATGATAATACGCTGTATGATGTTGAGATTCCCGAAAACGTAAAAATTATGTTCCATTTCTATATCATCTATCCAAAAAAGGAAAAGAATAATGGCAAATAGTTTTATTAACGAAGACTATGCTAAGGAATTACAAAGCGAACTTGAAGAAGCAATCAAGATTAATCCGGATATGTTCAATCTTGATAAGGTTGCAGAGTATACTAAAGAATTACAGAAATTCGAGGGCAACTTTTTTGAAACTTTGAAAAAGCTTGACCAGATTTATAAAGAAGAAGTCCGTTTTACCGAAGATGAACGTAATGCTATTAAACAAGTTGTTACTGATGCTGGTCATACAATTAAAGAAGAAGTCATAAAAGGAACTAAAAAAGAAATCGGTGAAGAATCGTTTAATCCTTTACGTGACGACTATTATTTAGTACTTGACAATAATACATTAATTCATATCCTAAAAATTCATAAAAGACGTGGCGGTTTTGTTGTCGATGCTAAAGAAGGCATTAAAGTAGAATATAATATTCTTGAATTTTTTACTCCGGAAACGTGTCAACGTTTCTTTAATACAGCTGAACTTGAACATGTGCTTTATAAGCCATTTGATGCGGAAGATTATTCTTTAGAATCTAATCTTGATAATCTTCGTAAGGCATTTACACTTAATTCTGAACCTGAATCTGACGATGATTATTGGAAACGACATGATAAGTATCAAGAAGAACGTAGAAAAGAAAGAGATAAGAAAAGAAAAAAGAAAGAGAAAAAAGGTGCTAAGAAATAAAAAGCTGTTGTTGCTTGCGTTCTTGATTTTAACCGGTTGCGGTGACGATATTTCTTTAAATGCGAGTCGTTGTCCAGTACAGGCTTATATAAATTATAAAGTAACGCACGGTATCGGAAGTGAACCCAGTCATTATAATATGCAGCCATTTTATAATGACCATATAGAGCGCATGGAACCTTATATTACAGAAGATTGGCTTCTTTCAGAAGTCAAAAACAGTAAAAATCCATTTTATACACATTGTGATACATTGGACTTATATCAACTTTGCATTGCTGTTGATACCTTATATACGGAAATATGTGATTAGGACTTGATATGAAAAATAATGGCGTATTTATTGAAGACGAACCTGGTAAAGTTTCAATTGTCTTGTGTGATATTAACAGTCATATAAGGAAAATTGCAAAAGAATATAAAAGATATGCAATGCAATCGGTTAAAGATTTCAAGGATATCGTTAAACTTGTCAGAAACGATAAGAAACGTTTTGTAGTTAGCCAAAAAATTAAAATGAAGCCGGACAAGTATCATAACGATTTACATGTTCTGGAATTTTATTTTAAAGATATTACAGATGATATAAATTGTAAGCTTTATATTCAGCCGTATTGCAATACCGATGACAATCCAGATATCGATAAGGATTTTAGTATTATTCTTGATCTGGAAAAAAATGGCAAAACAGCTGTAATGCTTAGCCCAAATAAAGATTTTGAAAAACGTTATAAAGATTGTAAAGAATACTTGTTGTCAACATTAAGAAGGCATGATGGAAACTGATCATATTTTTAAAAAAGAAATTAACGGTAAAACAAAATGGATTTACCAAAACAATAGCTATAATGGTTTTTATGACCGAGTATTTTCGCATGAAACTGAGTTCGATACTTTTTATGATGCGGAGCATTATGCAAGAGTTCATAGCGACAATGAAAAGTATAAAGGAACATTTACACGATTGTATGACAAAAACGGCAATGTGACATATAAAAAAGAAGATGCCGTATTTGAGATTGTTCCGCCGGATTCTAATCGATATTTTTACGTTAGAACGTTTAATACTGACTTGGCTAAGGCAATTAAACGCTATGAAAATTCATTTTGGCGAAAGCTATTTAAGTTTTTCTTCAAAATCACTGATGAACCTTTGGATTATCCAAAAACCACGGTTAAAATGGTTCATAATGGTAACGAAATAACTATTTTCGAAGGCGAGGATTGGGGTAAGGCGGAAAACTATATTAAGCAGTTCGTAAAGACCAATTCAATTTATGACCTGTCGAATAGCGATATAATTATGTAAAATAACGGAGTTATAAATGGAATTTCTTAAATGCATGGGTATGTTGGCTGCAGGGTTAATGGTTTTTACCGTAGCCGGCGGCAGTGCAGATTTACAGCATCATCGTGCTATGGAAACACGAGTTGACAAAAAGATTGAGCGGTCAGAACTTAAACAAACTGGTAAAGTTCTTGTAGAAATGTATACCGTTATTGACGACGGCGTTACAAAACGAACTTTAAAATCACAAATAGTAGTTGATTCCATTTATGATAGGGATGTCGAAAATCTTAATATGGCGTTAAAAGACATGACATATAAGACCGTAGTTGAAAGACAGCGTGAAATCGATAATACACAGTATATTCCTTTAGACCAGGCCGCAGAAAAAACAATAGACGACCTGCAGACAATTTTTAACGTAAAACAATAAGTAAATTATGTCATATAGATATTTAAACGCATTAATTTATGATAAACCGGAAGAAGAGCTTATTCTTGAGCTCAATGCTATCCGCGACGACTATCATAAGTATATTACAAAGCAAATTAAGCAGCATGCAAAAATTTACATAGATTTCGGCGATAAAAAATATAAGCCTGAGGAAGATGAAAGCGGTGCTAAACTTTTGTCAAGAGCGCTTAGGACTATCGAAAAGGGTGCATATGCTGTCGAACGTGGAAATCCGGTAGATTTTAGCGGGAGTTGCATCGTATTAAAAAGTTTAGGTAAGATTGTCCTTTGGTTTTTTTCTGGATATCATTTTGACGACTTTAAAAGAGGAAATCCTATTCTTAGGCGTCTAAAAGATTATTCGTATATGGACAGTGCCGATATTGAATTTAATGACGAGGCGGAAGAAAAAGATTGGGATGAAAGAGGAGAATTCTGGAATTCTCTTTATGAAAAGTATAAGACGGGTATTGCGTCAAGAATGGGCTTAGTATATGAATTCTTTACCCATGACGATATTTGGGATTTCGGCTGTAAATTAAGCGAAGAATACGAAAAGCAGACTAAAAAGGGAAAATAATATGAGACGATTGTTTATTATTAGGAAAGATTTGAATCTTCATGCCGGTAAGCTTGCCGCTATGGTTGGACATTGTGCTGAAGGATATTGGATGAATATTATTCGTAACGATGCAAACGCAGAACAGTTCTTCAAGGACGGTATTGTGACTGGCTACAAGATTTATATCGATAATGATATAGTTACGGATTATATCAACGGTATATTTACAAAAACTATTTGTGAAGCTAAGAATTTGAACCACCTTATGAAAGTGGTCGATATCGCTAAGGAACTTGGCCTTCATGAAGGTACTGATTATGGTTTTATTGATGACGTCTGTAAGACTGATTTGACGCCAGAATTTACTGACGAAAATGGTGTCGGTCGTTGCCGTGTCGGTATATGGTTTAAGCCGTTACCTGATGACATCAGTCATAAACTGAGTAAGAAATATCAGTTATATAAAGGTTAATTATGGAAGAACGTAAAAATATATCAGTTGAAGAATATAAAAATGTATGTAAAAAACTTGGATTAACACTGGAAGAATCAACAGATCCAAAAATTCCAGGTTTTTTAGGAATACAGGCATATGTTTATAGTCCGATTTTTAAATTTGGAAAAGATAGTATTGCAGATTTATTGATTCAGGACGGGCATCAGGATCATCCATGGGTTACATATTGTAATAGTGTTGAAAAAGACGATAATTATGGCAATTACATTGCAATCGATAAAGAACTGACTGGCTGTTGGAATACGCCATGGGATGTAGATGATTTTGAATTGCAATTACGTAGAACGCTCGACAAGATAAAAGAAGTTGAAGAAAAAACTAAATGGCCAAAAAGACAACATATTCAAATTGATGTCTATTATGACCAAGAACGTGATAATCGATTCTTGCGCCAAGACTTGGATGAAGTTATATGGAAATTTTTTGACGATATAAATGATAAAGTTTCAGTGGCAGTTCTTAATGCCGCAGGTAACACATATTATACCAAGGATTAATAAATGGCTGGCTACGATCCAAAAGACAGTAAAGAAAGACGTGTATTTAAGGCATGTTGCTTCTGCAAATCAATGCAAAAGAAAGGCCAGGATAAAAACGTAGCGCTGCAAGTCGCCAGTAAATATTATCATGTTCCTGAAGAGCTAGTCCGTGAATATGTAGAAGGCGAAGATAATGACGATATTTACTTTATGATAAACAGCGCCATACCGATTGCGGCAAGTGAAATATTTGACCCAGGAGATTTTTGTTAGCATGAAATTCGGATTAATTGGAAGTAATATCTGGTACAGCAAGTCCAAAGAAATATTTGAATCTCAAGGGATAGAATATAAGATTTACGATGTGTCTTGTGTAGAACAAGGACTTGAACTGGCTATAGTCGATAAACTGGACGGTTTCAACGTGACGAAACCGTTTAAGAAAGATATTGTCAAGTACATGGATTCATTGATGCCTGAAGCACAACGTATTGGGACAGTGAACTGCGTTAAAATCATAAATGATTGTTTTATCGGTGAAAATTTCGATGGCGAAGCATTCCGAATTTCTATGGATTATTATGTCAGCAATCATGACGATTGGGAATTCGATTACCCTCATCGTATGGCCATTCTTGGAAACGGTGGAGTAGTTCCGGCTATTCTTACCGCACTTCATGATGCCACTGATTTAACTACTTCCAGTCACGAAATGACGGTTTTCGCTCGTAATCCGAAAGGTGTAAATGAAAAAAGTATTTCGGAATTCGACGCCAAGAAATTCGATCTTATCGTCAATACTATTCCTTTCGAAGCTAGAATAGACATCAATTTCAATAATAAAAGTAAGTTCATCTATTACGACTTGAATTATGCTGAACCAAATTTACTTGTTAAAAAGGCTGAAAGGAATAAACACTGTTCCTGGTCAATCAACGGGTTGGATATGCTCGAACGTCAGGCAGAAATGTCGCTTAAGTGGTGGAAAGAATAATGACTAATCCGAAAGAAAAATATTTTAATATAGATACTGATGAAGTTGTGTGCCCATATTGTGGTGCTGAAGTAATGGATTCATGGGAATTGCCTGATTGTGATGATATTGAATGCTGGGAATGTGGAAAGAAGTTTTATTATGAAAGAGAAGTAACTGTAACTTATTGGTCACATAGAATTAAAGAAGATGGTAAAGTCGATTATTATGACGATTTAATTAAGGAAGAACAAGAGAAAAATAAAGCGGGTATTTAGCCCGCTTTTTATTATTCGAATTTTATATCATAAGTCGCGTCTTCTATTTCTTCAATAGTTAGCTTCTTACTGAATAGCTTTTTTAATTTTTCCATTAAACCTTTAGCTTCTTCTTTAGATAATGGACTTGTATTTATGTTTAATGTAATCGTATTAGATTCTTCTATTGGTTCAGAAAGAATAAATGCTGCATCGTATTCTTGTTCAAAAAATTTTATACCATAATCTCTAATAGTTCTTTCTTTCCAAGCTTTATCACGGCCAGGCATACAGTCATACCCGATATGCGTCGCGATAAACGATGATTTACCAGACTTGGCATGAGAATAGATTGTATAGAATTCATTATCTCCGTGCGGCGTGGACAGTAATATTACTTGCGAATTAACACTGGCACTGACTGTCGGGAATACGGACTTCATAAATTGGTCGAGTGATTTTTCTTTACAGTATGCGAATTCGTCAAAAACAATTAAGTCTATATGCTTGCCTAGAACTGCACTGCTTGAAAACGGCGCATTAAAGATATATGAACCATTTTCAAATTCGATGCGTCCGTGTTTGTTTTTGGTAATTTTGACTTTAAGAAAATCCGGAAGATGTTCATATAATTCCATTACTTTATCAAGTATAGATCTAGACTGGAGTTCTGTATTTGCGAGAATCGCGATGGTTCTTTGCTCATTGAATAACGCGAACCACAAAAGATATATTATGGCAATAGTCGTTTTTCCACATTGTCTAGGAGCCACTACAATATGGTTATGCTTCATTTCTTTCCTATTAATCCAGCTCTTGGCAAACTTACGTAAAAGCTTTGCTTGAAACTGGTAAGGCCGAAATTCAGTAAAACCATCAGCGGTAAGTATTTCGACATATTGTATAAATTTGTTGATGTTTTTAGCACACGCTTTACGTATGCTTGATTGTTTGATATTCATTTTTCACCTTAATTTTTTAATATTAACCTTCGGATAATCCATATCAAGTTAGATATATCAGTTTCCTCCGCTATGGGTTTTTAATGGCTAACCCTTCCGCCTATATGGCGTACGGCATATTCAGTTTGAACTATGCTTTTGAAAACCTTTAATATATATGGTTTAGGTATTGACGAATATGGAAATTTTTACTATATTATATTCACCAACTAAAGGAGTATCAAATGGCAGAAATTTTAATCGTAGCAGTTGTAATCAGCGTTATTATTACATTGCTTTATTATTTCGGTATTAAGTTCCTTTATAAGCATCGCCTAGAGTCAACATGTATCATCGGCATTCTTGTATTCGTTTCTATCATTGGATATAATTTTTACAAGGATTATCAAGAGAAAAAGAATGTAGAATCCGTATTGAACGAAGTAACTACGGAAATTAGCCATATTAACAAGAGTATGATGGCCGATGACGATTTTCATCATTTCGTCGAAACATTTATTCCTAAAAAGGATGGCGTAAAATTCAATGTCATTCCAAGAATTGATACGGCAATCCTTAAGATCAATAAGGTTTATCAAAACATATTGAATGACCCGGATTATAAGATATTGATTACCAGTGCGAACGATTCGAAATCGCATTCAAAGAACTCGGCGCATTATCGTGGCGAAGCAGTTGATGTCAGAATCAACAATATTAATCCGAAGCTAAAAAATGAAATCGTGCGAATGGTAAATGACGTATTGGGTCCGGACTTCTTTGTCCTGCATGAAGATAAGGGCAAGCCGAATGAGCATTTGCATGTACAGTTGAAGAATAAGAAAAGCTAATAACGATGTCAAAAAATAAAATCGATTTAATGGGTGTCGGCGAAATGTAAAAGGGATTGACAAAAGTCAATCCTTTTTCTATATTATTGATATCAAAGGTCAGATATGAAAAAGATTTTTTATTCGGGAACATATCGCGTTCAGCATCGTCTTATTACGGAAGAAAACGTTAAAGACATGTTAAAAGATGATCTTCGTTCTAAGCTTGTGGACAAGATTGATGATGTCATTTATGCAAGTGAAGGCGTAATAACGAAAAATCCCAATGTAACATATGTTGGCGGTTTTTACTATGAAAAAGGCGAAGGCACAACCATTACGGAAAAAGTTGTCAATGCGGAACTTAGCCAGATTGAACGTGCTGATTTCGTAATCGTTAACCTTCTTGGCCATGCGGCTATTGGAAGCCTTGCCGAAATCATGTATGCCGCATCCATTAATAAACCAATGGTTATTTTTGTCAAAAACGACGATAAGTTGTTTGACGTAACCGGCGAATATTGGTTTCCGTTATTGACGCTTAGCAAAATGAATGTCGAATACATTTTGAAGAAAGTTGACAGCGAGCAAGAAATCATTGACTATATTATGAATCTCTAATAAAAGGAGTAACAATGAATATCATTATCGAAGGCACAGACGGATGCGGCAAGACAACTACCATCGAAGCATTGAAGACAATGTTTCCAAAGGCGAACTTCTCCGACCGTAATCACGACACCATCTGCAAATATATGTTGAAAGACGTCGACATGAAGACTCGTATTGACGCATACCAGGCTTTTTTAAAGGCAAATGATGTCAAGGTAGTATTCTTAATCAACAATGACGGCGAAGAGCTCCTGAGACGTATTAAAACGCGAAATAAGCCTATTTCAGATTTTGACTTGGAAGCGCCGCTTTATAATACGTTATACCGTGATACGTTTGTTATCATGAAAGTCAATAATATGACGGAAGGAAAGTTGTTCATGGTTGACGTGACGGGTCTTTCTTTGCCTGAACAGATTGACAAGGTAAAGAAAACGATTGAAACTTTTTAAAGATATAGAATTTCTTTTACATGGTTCAGGGTTTACATCTCTGAACCTTTTTTCTATATTAACGACGTAAACAAGAGGTTAAAACATGAAACTCGTGACTGGAAACATTGTCAACACCGAAAGAAAGTTCATCATCGATTTGGAAAAAGTTCATGCTGGCGAACCGCAGGACTGGGAAGCAAGTCTCGGAGAACCTGTCGAAACTTATACAATGGAACAGTTTTATAAAGACGGTGTAAAATACCGTGAAATCATGTGTGACGAACCTGGTGATGAATATGAAGACGAAATGGACACGGTAACAAATATCGTTGGTTACACAAAGAATGTTAAGAACGGAAGTATTACGAATGTAACCGAAATCTCGGTTGAAGAATATATGACTGCATTACATTCCGTCGGAAACCATGCAACTATGAAAGTAAGAACCACTTATGAAAAAGATGGATTCCATATTGACGTCGATGAATATGTTGAACATGGTTTAACCATAGTTGAAGTGTCTGGCGAAAAACTTGAACAGTTTGTCCCTCCTGAATTCATGAAAGAAGTTACTGGACAGGAAGCTTATTCGGCTAAAGCAATTTATGAAGAAGAAATAAGAAGACTGGAAAAAAGAAGATTTTAATTAGATATGTTAAAAGATTCAAAATTTAACTATATTATAAACATCAACGAATAACAAAGGATAATAAATGATTGAAATCACCGCAACAATCTTCGGTTTACTTCAAGGCATGCTTGTCATGCTCAATAAGCGCTGCAACTGGATTTTTTATGTAATCCAGATGGCATTGATGATAATCTTTTCTGCGCAAAACCATCTTTATGGCGACGTAGTGAACAGCTTTGTTTATATCGTCATCGGTATGATCGGCTGGTTTCTTTGGGGAAAAGATGCTGGACAAAAAGTAACAAAGGCAAGCGTACTTGAAACGGCCGTTTACTTAACGGTGATAATTTTTGGCACAATCGGCGTTGCAAAGTGGTTGGCTGGAACAGATGATCCTTTGCCGGCATTGGATGCATTTACGACGGTTTCTTCTTTCGTGGCAACTATCTTGATGGTAAGACATAAGATTGACACGTGGATTATCTGGTTCGTAAATGACATCGCATATTGCGTTGAATACTGGTTACTTCCGGATCAGGCATTATATTTGCTCGGCTTGAATGTCGTATGGACAGGAATGGCAGTCGGATCCTTTATTATCTGGTTCAAGGAATTAAAAAAGGACATGACATAAAATATGGAAATTTTTAATACCAAACGAGTATATCTTGAAGATAAGCCGATGACGATAGAACATATTATCAGGCTATACGATACTGGAAAGCTTGACAAGAGTAATCTTTATGTAAGCTGGGATTATCCGTCATACATTGAATCACTGTTGCTCGGTATCGACAATAACCATATTCTTATGTCCGTCAGTAAGACGAAGGACGGCGAATACCGCATTGAAAAT